GATTTTACCAGCGGCTATCCATTGGTGCCGTTGTGTGCCCAAACCAGGACTCACTGTGGTACAAGTCAGCCACTGTAGTTTAGGATGGCGATTGATAGCAAAGAAGTTTTTATTCAGGCGTTCGTTGCATGATATAACGTAAAACCCTTGCAAGTCTGCTGAACCGTCTACTGTACTTCCCCAACGAATCATTAGATAGTTTGAAAACTTTTTCTTTTCTTCATCAGTTAGTTCATCATAAAAGCCGCGATTCTTTTTATCAAACTGCGCCATTTCATTGCCAATATAAAGTTTATCCATTACCAGGCCAACTTATAGTCTACAATTTCACATGAACGTGATATATCACGTACAAAATAAGCACAGGGTGGTTTAATGTCATCAGTCAATGGTATACACAATATCTGTCCGTTTTTAAGTTTAGGAGCATGCCAACTGACTTCTTGATAGACATCTAGTATTTCAATGTCCATGAAACTGGGTTTAAAACTGGTCAAAGGATTAAATTCATATACTTTAAATCCTCTATCATTGATACTGGTCAGCGGTAGCATTTCTAAATCACCGCAGTCAGGTTCACCAATCAACACTTGCCAATCCATGGGCATTCTTATGGTATGTTCGCCCACACTCAATACCAAGGCTGGGCTGGTAAAGTTTTCTAAAAAGATCAGTGGAATAAAATGGTAATCAGGGTCTTGTGGATTTGCATTATCAAAAATGCTAAATCTCATGTCATCAACCTCGTCTGGTAATACGTCAAGGTCATAAGCAATATTGTCTAGTGTAAGTATTCGCATAATTTATTATTATAGGTATGAAATCATGTTTTGTCAAGCCCAGTTTGCTGTTTTTATCAAAATATTTTGAAAAAATATTTCATGTGCAGATGGTGGGTTATGATTAACCACATGATTGTATATGCCGTTGGGCATATCCCATGGCTGTGTTCCTGTCCATAGGTTGCTGGTAAATTCAGTCCAATCAAAATAGTGCATGGGACCTGGTATGAATACAAATGGTATTTGCGCTTGTGTTAAATCACGCAAGCCATCACGAACAACAAAATAATCTTTGTATGCTTGTAACCCATGTTCGTGTATGTTTGCGGCATAGTGTTTCAGACTATCAACGCGATGTGCTGGCAATCGTGCATGACGAGACTCTAACAAATTGTTTATAGTATCGCTAGTGATAAATGCGTTACGATCATTGACAGTGTTCTCTACAGCACAGTTATAACCACGATTTCTAATGTGTTCTAATTTAATGGGACTGCGATAGTCTGGATTTTCGTCTACTAGATCTACTCTGTCGCTACTGGTGGCACCAACTATGACATAGTTGGCTGTGTGTTCGATAGCATGTGCTATTTGCAAACGTATCATAAAATTGCTGGCACCTGCACGAGCAAGATTAACATGTTGCCAACTGCGTTGTTGTGCCAATTGATCTAAAAATGTAGGTTGATCCGGCACATTGGTATCTGTACTCATAAAACTACAACCTAGTGTGTACAAGGATTTCATTTGATCCGCATCCACTCAAGTTTTTCTTGTGTAAACGGATAGTGGGCTTCCTTGTAAAATTGTTTGCGTTTGGTCAGATGCCTTTTTGCAAATTTGCAAGTTGAAGTAATATCCCAAATCTGTACAAAGTCTTTATCTTCTGCTTTACGAATTCCACGACCAATACTCTGAATAACTCTAACAAAACTTTTGCCAGGCTCAACAAGCACCAGATTAAAAATACGGGGAATGTTAATACCAACAGAGGCAACACCGTAAGTGGCAACAATAATTTTATCAGAGGATTCTGCCACTTCATCATAATGTTCTTGTCTGTCAGATCCTTTTGTGGCACCTGATACAAACACAGCACGTTCGCCCAGGCGTTCAACCAGGGCATGTCCTGATGCAATACGATCAACTAACACTAACGTATTACCAGTTTCGTTTACTCGGGCTATTATCTCAGCCATGGTATCCAAACGTCCCGATTCCTCTAACAAGTATTTCAGTTCGCTTTGATATTCAGTATATTCCACGTGATCAATTAACTGTACAATATTCACGTGACATTGTGCCAATACACCACGTTCTTGCAATTCAGAAGCGGCTAATCTTGACACCACGGGTCCTAAACTCACATGCAAGGCCTGAAACTCAAACTGTTCTTTTGGGATAGTTCCTGTAAGTCCCCATCGAATTGGCACTTGCGACATTACTCCAGTCAGCAGAGTTTTAAGTGCATCTGCTTTGGCCATGTGTACTTCGTCTACAATCACACACACTACATCTTCAATAAACTCAGTGATGGTACAGTCATCTGCTGTGGTACCTGCCTTGGTATTTTTAAGTAGCACGTTTAGACTTTGCCAAGTACAAATGGTATGTGTCTTGCCCCATTCCTTGCGTTCTCCAAAATACACACCCACATCTAATCCCAAATTAATATAATCTTTTTCTGTTTGTGTTACCAAACTCTTGTTTGGTACTATCACAATACTTCGTCCATAGGGTTCAACACTAAGACTCAAGGCCGCTGTCATGAGTGTTTTACCTGCACCTGTTGCAACTTCTTGTAAGCACTGTGGATTGGCAAGAAAGTTATTGATGATTTCAACTTGATAGTCGCGCAATAGTACAGGTTCACCTTCCTGCGGATGTGTTTTAGGCCAAGTTTTGTTTGCAAATGTATCTTCTTTAACTGATTCAAAATTAAAGGTAGTAGAATACTCACGTGTGTCGTTTAATTCAATATCATAATTCATTTGCTCTAGCATGGGAATGATCTCTGGCAACAAGTTTACATAAGTGCTACCGCCCAGTTGAAAGAAACTGACTTTACCGTCCCAGCGACCAAGTCTAACTGCTGGCAAGTATCTAGCATAAGGTACATCGTATTTGAATTTGTTCACAAGAGTTCGTCTAGCATCAAGATCTAATCCTTCAATCTTTACATTGACTTCATCTTGTATGTGTAATATGCATTGTTTCATAGTTTATAAATTAGTTTCTGCATGTCTGCCAACTGATTTGGGAATTGTTCTACACCATCACAGCGTATGCCATAACCGTGTTCCCTTAAAAGGTGTTGTATGTATGCCTCATCAAATATAGTTTTGATAAGAATTGTGCCATTTGTTTCGTTGTCAATCAAAGAATCAACCCAGCGTGTGCAACGAAATTGACTGTAAAGATACTGTTGCTTGCGTTTAAATTCTTTATGATTATGGTCAATTGTTTCTGGTTCTGCTGTGACTTCTAATCCCAATAGGCCGGTAACTTGATATAGTAATTCTTTAAAACTATCTTCAACGATTTCTTCTGCTTCAACTGTTATCTGTGAAGCGGTCAACACACTATCTCTATTATACGCTTGTTTCCATGAGTCTGTCATCCAGAATGACAAAAATTCTCTCAGTATCCAAACAGGAACATCATGTCCAAAAGGTTTATGATAATCCCATGCTTTGAGTTTGGTTTCAATTTCTTCCAAAGGTAATTGTAGTTGAAGATGTTCAACAATGTCTGCACGGTTTTGTTTGGCAAATTGATTGTTATAGTAATCCAAACAATGTTGATGATCTGGTAAGATTGCGACCACAGCATCATGATCAGTTATAGACATAATACCTGGATGGCCGCACTCAATTGATTGCTGGGCTAATATGTCATTTCGAAATGCATGACTGCTACCGGAATCGTCAAAATCAAACAGCACCTGTGTGCCAGGGCCTAGTGTGGTATAGTAATAGATGCAACGGGCAAGATAGTTGCCATAGCATCCAACTGGATATAAGATTTTGACTTTAGACATTGTATAAGTGTACAGGGTTTATTTAACAAAGTCAAAAAAAGAGGAACCTTTTTACGGGTTCCTCATTAACAAACCGCCTAGGAGCCAGACTTGGATGGCGGTTTGGTACTGCAACTACTAATTATCTACGCATGTTTCATACAGGTAGATTCTGCCAACACCTTCCAGTTCATTGATACTTTGGTCAAGTCTGCAAGTTTCAATGCCATACGCAAACTAATTTCACGCATACGGCTGTGATTGTCTTGCATGAACTGTACAATTTCATCACCTTGTTCTGGAGTAAAATCATAGTCCTGGAACAAGTCACCTTTACGGAAGATCT